CCCCCTATCTTCCTACAATCTCCCTTACTCCTATCCCCCCTATAATCCCCCCTTTCCTCGTAACGCTGCGCTGCTGCATAGGACAGGGTACTGGAGATGGAGAGGCTAGGGAGGTAATAAGACTACTGGAGGACATAGGGAGAGACTGTTTGATAGCTGGAGAGTGTCTAATCTATGCTGGTAAGGGGGAGTGGTGCGGAGAGGAGGGAGAGTGGCGAGGGCAAAACGCGAGAAACCGGCTGTTTTCTCTTATTTGCTCTCGTTTTCTCTTGTTTTCTCGCGTTTGCTCTCATTTTCTTTTGCTTTCGCTTGTTTGCACGATGGGCAATTCACCGGCGGACTTTAAAATGTAATTAAGGCACGGCGTAGTGTTTTCAATGGCTGGCGGCTTGTGCTGTGTACTTTCTGTGTGCCTGGCCAATTCGCCCGGCGGCTTTTCGGCAGGTGGCCGCGGCGGCGCGGGGTTGCAGAGATCGGCCACCCATGGATAACGGGGTATGGAGTGGGGGTAGCGGAAAAACGGCCTCCCCCTTCTCCTGGTCGGGTAGGATTGTTCCTCCGCATCCACCAAACGCTCCCACGAGCCGGGGTAGCGGAAAAACAGGGCATGGCCTTTCGCTGGCTGTGCCCTGAATTTTTGTCAAGAGCGTATGAGGGCCATGGAAAGGCGTGAAGTAAATTTTGGTAATGCCTCGTAATGTTATGCAATATCAGGTAAAGGCGAAAATTTTCCGCTTGTATTGACGGAATTTGTGATGTATACAGGAATTAGACCATAAGGTCATCCCTCTTTAGGCCGCGCTGTCAACTTCCCCTTTCACCCCACCGGGCAGCGCGGTACATGACCCCGTAGCTCAGATGGGAGAGCGCGTCGGAAGCTGCCCGGCAAGGGTCGCGGGTTCGAGCCCCGCCGGGGTCACCACCGGGTGAAAGGACGCGGCGCGTCCGCTGCACCAAAGATCAACAGGAAGGAGGCGGAGGACATGGCAAACCACAACAGAACGAGAAAAGACGGTACGCCGATCCGGCGCAAGCCGAGAAAGCCGCGGGATAAGACCAAGGCAGCGAACGGCGCGTGTATCTCTGCCCCGGATATGAGCGGCGTGGATGCCGTTTCCGTGAAGCGGAAAGACCCGGCGAAGCCGGCGAAGAAAACACCGCCGACGCCGCGACAGGCGGGGGAAGTTCCCTTCTTCCACAGCCCCGAACACATGGCGAAGATGACGGCGGCGGCAGCAGAAGCCCACGCGATATTTGCCACGGAGGAGGAGTTCGAAGCTGCGGCAAGCGCCTATTTCGAGTACTGCGACGCCAACGGGCTGCTGTACGGCGAGGCGGGACTGTGCCTGGCGCTGAGCAAGGGAAACCGAAAGGGCTGCACGGTGACACTAAAGACGCTGAGGAATTGGTACGACGGGGAGGCGTGCGAGTACCTCCAGGACGCGGTACAGCGTGCGTATCTTCGGATACAGGCGCAGATCGAGACAGACCCGACATATCGGGAAAAGGGCATGGTGCCCAGGAGTATTTTCCTGCAAAAGCAGACGCGGCTCGGCGGTTATCAGGACAGAGTAGAGACAAAGAACGATTCCACGGTGAAGGTCATCTTCGGCAGCGGCGTGGACGAGAGCGATTTCAAGTGACGAAGGGAGACGGCATGACAGCGATCATCATTTTGCTGGCGTGCATACTGGCGCTGCTGGCATGTGTGGCCTGGCTGCTGCTTCGGCTGCTGCGGCAGGAGAAGAACCGGGAGGCAGCACCAGCTACACCTGAACGGACGGAGGAAAAGCCCCGCCACGGAAGCGTAGACGAGGGCTTCGAGAATATAATGCAGTACGCTGTGAAGGGCAAGAACGGACTGGATGCAGGGGCGATGAGGCTGTAAGGCGAGGAGGCGGAGCAAGTGGCCATCGACAAAACGGTACAGGGCATTTTCGATAAGGCGATGTACCTGATCGACGCGCAGAACGAGAGCACCGGCTCTACCACCTCCGGCGACACGAAGGAATACAGGGTGCGGACTATCGGCATTCTGAACAACCTGCTTGACGTGGTGTATCCTGCCAGCTCCACATACCCCACTGACGGGGACGGGCGGCCTGCGCTGGACGACATTACCAGGTTCGAGGACGAGATCGACCTTGACCCGCGCATCCTGCGAGACATATTGCCCAATGGACTGGCGGCGCACCTGCTGAGTGAGGAAAATCCCTCGCTGGCAGAGTACTTCCAGCAGCTCTTTGAGGAGCATTTGGCCTCGGCGCTGTATGGCGTGCGGGCTAAGTTTGAAAGCGTGGATGACGCGCTTCCCTACGGCGGCATTGAATTTGGCCGCTTTTCACGTTGGCTTTAGGCCCGACACCAGGGCATAAACAATAATCCCGCCAAACCAGGCGGAAAGGAGCAGCTTATGAACGAAATGGAAAACATCGGCATGGAATTGAACGACACCGCAGACCAGCAGGACGCATTCCTGGCCGGATGGGACGACAGCGATACCGCAGAGACGGCAGACCAGCCGGTCACGGACGCTGAAGGAGAAGCGGCGGACGAGGAGAACCACTCCGAGGAGGCCGAGACCGGGGACGACGAGGCACAGGAGGGCGAAGCCGACACCAAGGCAGAGCAGCAGGAGGCCGAAGAGACCCGGCAGGATGCGGAAAACGGCGAGAGCCGGGAGGCCGCATGGATCATTAAGCACAACGGTACGGAGCTGACTGTGAAGGCGGGCGACATTACGCCGGAGCTTTTGCAGAAGGGCGTGGATTACGACCGCATCCGCACCAAGTATGATGAGGCAAAGCCGGTGATGGAGATATTCTCCGGGCTGGCACAGTCCAACGGCATGAGCGTGCCGGAGTACATCCGCGTTGTACGCGCCGCCATGAAGAAGGCGGAGGGCATGAACGACGAGGAGGCTGCACGCGCCATCGACCTGGAGGACAGGGAGGCCGCTGTGTCCGCAAGAGAGGCGGAGCAGCAGGAAAGTGAGGCGGCGACTGACAGGCAGAACGAGAGGATCGCGTCTGACCTGAACGAGTTCGCGAACGCTTTCCCGGAAATTTACAAGCAGGCAGAGACCAACCCCGAAGCCATTCCCCAAGCTGTGTGGGAGGACGTGCGCCGCGGCTTATCGCTGACGGCGGCCTACGCGAGATACGCGGTGGCGTCCGCCAACGACGCCGCAAAGACGGCGCAGGCGCAGGTAGCCGCCATGGAGCTGAACCGAAAGAACGGTGCTCGCTCCGCCGGTTCTATGCAGTCTGCCGGAAACGACAGCAAGCAGAAGGACGCTTTCCTGATCGGCTGGGACAGCTGATGGATTACGGGTAAGCCTCTGCCCCGGAAATGAAAGAGAGGTACACCATGGCTATCAATTACGCCAAGAAATACGCAACCAAGATCGCAGAAGCCTTTGTCAAGCCGTCTATCACGGACGACGACTGCGGTAAGCAGTATACATGGAGCGGCCCGAACAGCCGCACCATCGTGGTGGGCAGCGTGGACACCGTGCCTGAGGTGGAGTACAGCCGTACCGGCGACAACCGCTTCGGCACGACCTATGACCTGGGCGACACCCAGCAGGAGATGACCTGCGAGAAGCAGCCCGCATTCTCCTTCACCATCGACGCGCTGGATCAGAGCGACCAGGCCATCGAGAAATCTGCTTCCCGCAGCCTGCGCCGCCAGCTGGAGCAGCGCACTACGCCAAACATGGACAGACACCGCATCAAGAAGTGGTGCATGGGCGCGAACATTCAGCGCAAGGAGACCACAGCCCCCACCAAGAGCACCATCGGCGGCATGATCATCGACCTGAACGCGGACATGACCAACGCCCTTGTGCCCATGGAGGGCCGCACGCTGTATATCGCCACCAGCTACTATAAGCTGCTGAAGCAAGACCCCGCGTGGCTGGGCACGGATACGCTGGCCAAGGAGACCCTGACCCGCGGCGTGGTGGGCCAGTATGACGGCTGCCGGGTGAAGAACATCCCCGACAAGTATATGCCCAGCGGCGTGTACTTCTTCATCCACTGGAAGGGCAGTACCGTCGATCCCGTGAAGCTGGCACAGTATGACATCCTGCCCAAGGTGAAGGGCTATTCCGGCCCGGTGGTGCAGGGCGTTACCTACTACGACAGCTTTGTGCTGGGCGCAAAGGGTGACGGTATGGCAGTGTGCGGCAACGCGGCCATTTTGGACGCGCCTGCCATGTCTATCGCTAGCCACAAGGTGACGATCACCGCTGCGGAGGGCGTGGTGTTCAAGTACACCACCGACGGCAGCAACCCCCGGTACAGCAACACCGCGCAGGTGTATACCGCCGCCGTGACCCTGAGTGAGGGTCAGACCATGCGTGCTATCGGCACGAAGGACGGCTGCGTGGGCATCGAGGCGACCAAGGATTACGAATAATGCCCCAACCACAGGGCGGACGCTTATCCCCAGCGTCCGCCCTGTTCCCTTGAAGGGGATAAAATGCTGAGAAAGGCGAACGCATGGCATACAGAGACAACACGCCGACCCTGAGAACAGGCGAACTGAACGCGAAGCCGCTACGTGGCATACGGCGGCGCACGAGGCGGCGGAAAGACCCATGTGCTGCGGGTAAAGGCGGCGGGCGGTGCGCTGGCCTATCCCGGCATACGAATACTGATCGTGAGACGAGAGTACCCAGAGCTGGAGCAGACCATCATTATCCCCATGCGAAAAATGATACCGGCGGAGATGGCGGCCTACAACGGCACGATGCGTATGTTCACGTTCTGCAACGGAAGCGTGATCAAATTTGGACACTATGACGCAGGCGGAGATGTGGAATACCAGGGCCAGGAATGGGATTGGATATTCCTGGATGAGGCGACGCACTTTACCGAGAGCCAGTTCCGCACGCTGGGCGCGTGTTTGCGCGGCGCGACAAAGATACCGCGCCGGATGTACCTGACCATGAACCCCGGCGGTGTGGGCCATGCGTGGGTAAAGCGTCTGTTCATAGACAGGGAGTATAACGCCGATGAACGGGCGGAGGACTACACCTTCATCCCCGCCACGGTGGACGACAATCCACAGCTGCTGGAGGCGTCGCCCGAATACAAGCAGATGCTGGACTTGCTGCCGGAAAACGTGCGGCGGGCGTGGCGCGACGGAGACTGGAACGCCATGGCAGGTACGTACTTCCCGGAGTTTAAGACGGACACCCACGCGGTGAAGCCGTTTGCAAAGGTGCCCGTGGAGTGGAGAAAGTACCGGGCGTTCGACTACGGCCTGGATATGCTGGCATGTTTGTGGATCGCGGTGGACTTTGAGGGCAGAGCCTTTGTATACCGCGAGGTGCAGCAGAGCGGGTTGATCGTGTCGGAGGCGGCGAAGCTGATGACAGCGCTGACACCGCCGGAGGAGGTCATATTCGCCACCATCGCGCCGCCGGATATGTGGTCAAGACAGAAGGACACGGGAAAGAACATGGCAGAGATATTCGCGCAAAACGGCGTGGGGCTTATCAAGGCCAGCAACAACCGCATTCAGGGCTGGATGGCCGTGAAGGAAATGCTGAAGCCCATGAAGGACGAGGCGGACAGGCCGGGCCTGCTGGTGGCGGATTGCTGCCGGGGGCTGATACGCAACCTGGGGCTTATCCAAAGCGACGAAAAGAACCCAAGCGACTGCGCCACAGAACCCCACGACATCACCCATATCTGCGTGACGGGCGACACTCTGATTTGTACGACGGATGGCGAGAAGCCAATCAAAGAATTGGTGGGAAGCCCCGGTGAATGTTACTGCTGGGACGGGGAAGGGCTGTCCGTCCGTCCGTTCAACTATGCCTGCATGACGCAGGCAGCGGCAGAAGTCTTTGAGGTAGAACTAGAGGACGGAACAAAATTCAAGGCCACCGCCAACCATAAAGTGTTGACGGCGGCCGGATGGAAAGAGATAGGGGAGCTTACTTCTTCTGACGATGTGCTTCAGTTTTCGTGCGAGATGCCATCTTGACACCACACTCTTTTGAGCAGGTCTTTGTTCGGGAGTATTTGTTGATGGTAAAGGGCTTTCCGCATATCGGGCAAACCTTTTCGATGTTATCCAGCCCGGTGCGGTATCTGTAAGCCGTTCTGCACTTGTTGGAGCAGAAACGAGAACGGGCTTTCATGAGGGAGGAGATTTGATACTGCTTTCCGCAGTATTCGCAAATGCAAGGGATCTTTTCCTCCCATTTCGGAGCGAGTGAGTTTTCATACTGCTGCTTATGCCATTCATGCCCTTGCGCTGACTTGTGCCATTCGACGGCCTTTGGCCTTGCACATGTTTCCATGATGTATGTGAGTTCCAGCTTGTCACGCTCCGCCATGTGCAGTTTGTGATGCTCTGATTCGGGGATAGCGACGAGGTTTTCAATCTCATTGTTGCTGGGGTCGTGGTCAATGTGGTGGATGTCGCAACCTTCCGGGACTGGCCCATTATGCTTCTCCCAGACATAGGTATGCAGGCGGATTCGATGCGGCTTCCCGTCTTGGTCTTTCTCTTGACCAAGCCAATAGCCCTTACCATCCTCATAG